CCCTTTCCTTTATCCAACACTTCAGACAGTAAAAGGGATGCCCAAGTCCACCACATCCTCCAGCACAAGGGGCATACTTTGGTTCTTCTTTCATTCCACATTCTCCCCATAAGGATCTTTCCTAGATCTTTTCCTCTTCCCTGTGTAGTTAGTAGCATCCCAGAGATAGATAGCCATTATCTCTGAGACCTCCTGGAAGTCTTTCTCCTTCCCCTCTAAGTCTGCAATGAAGAGTTCCCAGGTAGCTTTGAACTTGTTATAGATAAGTTCATAGTCCATAAGTCCAGTACACCAACCGTAGATTTTTTCCTTATTCACCATACTTCTCCCTAAGAGTATCCTCTTCTCCGTATCTCCTCCCACAAGGATGCGCTCTACTCCTACCTATATGCTCTTCGCAATAGTAGAGTTCACAGACTTGGCAGTAGAAGTAGTCTAACTCATCACCTTCCTCGAAGCAGGTAGCACATTCGCAGGCAATTGGGGCAGTCATGTTATTCCTCCTCCTTAGGTATTGAACAAGCTAAGGTACCCCAATAAGAAATACAAAATAAGAGTAAAAAATCTGTTTCAATGTTCCCTAAGAAAACTAGTAGTACCGTAATTCCAGCACCTAGAGCAGCACTTACTTGAGTAGATATAAGCTTCTCATAGTTAGTCTTCATTAATTAACTCCTTAGTTTCTTTACGTTTTGTTTTGGGAATACACCAACATACCCAAAGGGGTTCATAGGTGTTAACTTTTTTAGGTATGTTAACTTGCATAGGTCTTTTACACCTAGGACAAGTAGGGATAAAGTTAGTAAATTTATCGCTCACTTCTCCACTCCCTTCAAGCAAGTCTCCAACTTCTTAACACAATCCTCATAAGAACCATGTCCAAGGAGTTGAAGGAGATATCTCAAGTCTTTCTTATAAAGTCCAAAAACCCTAAGACACTCAGTATAAAAAGCTGCATCCTGCTGCATCCATCTTTTATCATAAAAGATCCTGCCATACTTCCCTTCCATGTGAGAGCCTAACTCCTCTAGCTTCTCCTCTTCCTTATGAGCTACCACTTGGTATCTCACTTCATTATTCCCAGCCATGATATGTGTATCAGTCTCTTGCCACTTCTCCAAGAGGGGTTTCATAAAGGGGATACCGCAAATTCTACATACATGGGAAGTGAACCATACAGGGTCTAGAGAGAGTAGCTTATAAGGGAAGAAGTAAACGTGCTGCTTCCTCTGGAGGTGTTCCATAATACCCTTATGTTTCTCTATCCAACTAGCTATAGCACTTTCTATAGTATCATAAGGTCTCCTAGTTCTTTGCTCCCAGAGCCAAGCTACAGCAAATGCTTGAGGTTCCTTAGAGATAACGAAGTTCCTTAGAGTATGCTCACTAGAGAGGGGTAGCTTCCTTACATTCTTAGAGGAGTCAACTAGGATTTCACACTTATAATGCTTAAAGCAGAAGTCATAGAAGTTTTCCTTCCTATCCCACTCAGCGTAGACTTTACAAACCTCCTTACATACCGGACAGTTATACTCCTTATGTGGTTCATAGAGAATATGCGCTTCCCCAAGACCTCTGATGATTCTTTGTGAGTTCAGCATGAGGTTAGCTATACTACTCCCGCAGTAGGAAGTTCCATAGATGTAGATGACTTGTTTTCTCTTACTCATTTTTATTCTCTCTACTTAGTAGTTCACGCCTTATCACGGTTCTGTAGCCCATCTAAACGTTTAATAAACATTCTTCTAGCTTCTTGAATTACGGGTACAAAAGATTCAAAGCCTTTTGTATCACATCTGATTTCTTTATAACAAGTTACCTCAAGTCTATCTAGTGCAAGTAAGTATTCTTCAATACTAGGATATTCTTTACTCATTACTCCAAGACTCCTTATTATAATGCCAGATTCTCTTCATCCTAGTTGACTTATTATTCTTTAACTCTTCATCTGGGATAATAAGCTCAGCTTCTTGTAAAGTAGCTAACACATCCCATAGTTTAGAAGCTTGCATCTGTCCACTCATTTTCCTGAGAAGGGCACTATGCTCTATAGTACCTGCTGCCTTGATAATACGTAAGACTTTCTCATTAGTCTCCCCTGCTATAGTACCCTGGAGGATTTGCATAAAATGCGGGAGAGTTTTCTCTAACTCCTCACATAGCTCAATAGCTTCCTTCATATCTGAGACAGTTATCGTTAGCTCCTGCCTCTTGGATGCAGCAATACAAGTAGCTAGCTTTATCGCTAACTCCCCTACCCTAGAGTAAAAGCCAATAACATCATCTGTCTTTGTGAAACTATTGATTCTATTCTTCGTATACCAGGGTCCATAGTATTCTCCAGCGGGGGTACTTGAGAGAGGGTAAATTCCCGTGATCTTATTTATAGCTCTAAGATCGTGGATGAGTTTAGCTCTTAGCTCAGGAGATTCCTCCGTTAGGTCAGGGAATGGGTTATTTCTTAGCTCCAATTCCCTAGTCGGAATAATAAACTGAATCCTCCCAAAGAACCCACCTTCTCCAGCACATTGATTAGTGGCTAGCTTAAGCCATTGGGGTGTAGTTCCTCCTAGGATATTCAAGTAACTCATTGGTACATCTATCCTACCTCCGCCTCTAGTCTGACCATGGAATTCCTGCTCTGGGTCATTAAGAACTGTTAGGGCTGCAACTAGCTCTAAGTTCTTAATATCTCCAAGGAAAACCTTTAGCTCCTCAGCATTAAAGTAAGCTGATCCCTTCTGATCTTCCTCGAATCTCTCAGATAGGATATCCTCTAGAGCTTGTGCTGTTATCTTAGGTGGACCAACATAAAGAGCAGGAAGGGCTTCTCTATACAAGCGGAAGCCAAACTTAATAGCAGAACTCTTCCTATCAAGTCCACTCTTTCCAGCTAAGATAATGTATTGATTTGGGTAGGTGTTAAAATTCCCTCTATGCACGTGGACATTTCTATCTAATGTCGCTGCTATCAGGGAAATAGCTACCCACTTATGATACATAGCACAAGCTTCATGGTCTTTAGTGAGTTGGAGGTAGGTTTTTATCCAGTCATTTAGCTGGCGTTCCACTAACTCCTCGCTTTCCATTCCCCACAGAAGTCACTAGCTGCTGTGTTGCGTCCACCTCTACCTGTGTATGGGAACCTATGGCATGCTCCTACTTGGTTCTCCTTTAGCTCTAAGCTTTTCCAATACTTACAAGTCTCACAGAACTCAACGTAGTCAGGCATATCTTCTACTATTTCTAGAGGATTACTATCTGAAAGTTCTCTCGGTGCATACTCTATAATAGCTTCCTCTGGCTTTTGCTCTAGGAGCCACCTCACTTGATCCTTAGTAAGCGCATCCTCTCCTTGTGTGCTAAGCAAGAGAACACCCTTATCTTTAGGACAAAGCCAGATTTCAAACTCCTCACTCCAACCTGGTTTATTCCTCCAAGCTGAGAACCTATATCTATTCTCATACTTCTCTGCTGTGATGTAGATTGTGGATTGTTTCATTTCACATCCTCCAATTCATACCAGTTCTTCCCATAAGAAGCATCATAAGGAATCACGAATGTCTTTCCTTCTATAGTAGTAGGGATATTGAAGATAGTATCTAGAACTTTCTCCCCTAAGAATTTCTCCACCTCCTCATCCCTTAGTTGAAAATCAATCTCATCATGCACCTGTAAGAACATAGCTCCATCCCAAGCTTGAGATGTAAAGATATTCTCCGCGCGAATAAGAGCTATGTTGATGATGGTTGCTACTGTATGCTGAGGGATAAAAGAAAGTCCACTCTTCACAAGGTTATGGTCTACTCGTCCAAGGAAGAGTCTCCTATATCCAAAGGGAGTTGTAAGAGTTCTAGTGCTTCTAAGTTTCTCTTCAACTTCTCCCTGCCATCCAAGAATTCGTGGAAAGTTTTCAAAATAAAGATCATAAAGTCTAGTCGATTCGTTAAGAGGCATTCCAGTATTAGCGGAATGTCCTCGGGCTGTAAGTCCATAGTTAAAACCGTGAGTTCCATTACCTTTAGCAGCTTGTCTTTCGTCCTTGGTGACGTCCTTGAGTTCTTTATTAAAGAACCAGCTTGCATTAAGCGTATGGATATCTCCTCCGGTTTCAAAGACATTAATCATCCTTTCTTCTTTAGCTAGGTATGCTGTTACTCTAGCTTCCGCTTGAGCTAAGTCAACCTTAAACCAAGTGTAGCCTTCCTCCGGGATAAAGATCTTACGGATCTTATCTCTAGGTTGATTCTGGAGATTAGTTCCAGAGTTCATCACGATGTTCTTACCGCTACTAAGCCTTCCGGTTACAGGAGCACTTGTAAGAGAGTCCTTCTTCATGGTAGCTCCTACACCATAAGATGTGTGCATTCTACCCTTTTGTAAGGGGACTCTAAGGTAAGTTCCTAGCTTCTTCCCTAACTTCCTGATCTTAAGTATTCGAGCTAAAGCATTAGAGGGTGTTCTCTTCATAAAGGAGAGAAGAGTCTCTTCATCTGTAGCTAATCCTCCCTTTCCACTCCTCTTCTTAGGGAGCTTAAGATGCTCATATAGGAAATACTTAAGGGAGTTACTTGGGTTAGCGTTAACAAAACCACCAGCCTCTGTAGAGAGGAGTATCTCTTCTGTTAGCTTTACAGCTTCAGCCTCAAGAGTTTGCCTTGCTCTCTCCTCCTTATCTATGGGAACTCCCCTACATTCTATAGCTATAAGAGAATCTATAAGTGGACGAGTTACCTTCTCATAGTATTCCCAGACATTAGCTTCCTTCATCTCCTCTTCTATCTTCTCTGCTGCCTCATAAGTAGCTAAGCAGTCATAGCAATTATAGCTCCAAAACTCCTCTTGACTTCCCTTACTCTTATACCCATAGTAACCTATGTCAGTGTACAATGATGTAAGAGTATCTAAATCCTTGGGTAACTCGGAATACAGTGCGTGGAAACCTGCCATTGTGTCTAGATATAAGGGCTGTACTTTTAAGTGATACAGGTATAGGAGTACTCCGCAATCGAACTGGCCGTGTTGAGCTATCTTCTTTATCTTCTCGTCCTGCATTATCTTCCCAAGCTTCTTCCATATCTCAACTTCCTCCCACTCATTATAAAAGTGCTGATACTTCCCTCTTACTTTCTTACTAAAAGGAATACAAATACTAGAAGTAGAGCTAGTAGCGATACCAAATGTAGTAATATGCACATGGGAACCTTCCTCCTTAGCTCTTGTAGTCTCTAGATCAAAGGAGATTTTATCCCCTATATTATCCAGATACTGCATTACTCCTTGGAAAGAGGGAGCTAGGACTAGCTTCCTTTCCTTCTGAGTAAAGGGAATATTCCACTCTCTCTTTACTTTCTCTAAGTCATTCAGGAAGATAGCTTCTAGCTTTTGATTACGCATAATAGAGGCGGGGTGATAAGTTGGAATAATCTTACTTCCCCAAGCCATTGTTAGAATACTACCTCTCCACTTATCCAATCTATATCTAGAAGGAGCTACCATAGAAAGAGCTATCTTCCCCATAGGAACTATACACTTAGGAAGTTCTATCCTTATAAGGGGGAAGATTTTCTTAGTGTGATAGGATACTAGCTCCTCCTGTGTGCTATTCCTCTTACTCCCTAGACAAAAGAAAGAACACAAGTGAAGTGGAATCCCTGCTTGCTCTAAGTATTTCTTAAAGAGCCTAGCATGTCCACCTACCATTACTTCCTGTGCTCTTTCCTCCTGTCCTTCTGGAGAGTCAAAGATAAACCAGATAGGTCCGGTTCCTTTTCTATGTTGCATACTTAACTCCTTAGGAAAGCTTCCATAGCATCCCTCTTACTCTTCCCTTTTCCGAGGAGATTCCTTACATGCTTTGTCTTAGTATCATAAAAAGCTAACCTAACTTCATGACCCTCTTCTGAGACCTTAAAGGAGAGAATCCCTCCCATTTCCTCATGGATTTCAGCTAGCTCCTTATGTAGCTCACTCGTCCTCATAATCCTTTTCCTTTCGCTTAGATACTTAGGGATGTCTAGGGGTTTCCACATCACCACTTCCTCCTATTCCTTCTCTTCTTCGCCATATCTTTCATCTTCTTAATCTTCTGCACAAAGGCAGTCTTAGAGAGTACAGTATCCATCTTATCTGGATGCTCGAAGAGGAACTTCCCAATAGAAATCAACTCATGCATAGCTCCCTCAGAGATCTGAAAGAACTCAGCAGCTTTCTTCTGAGTCCAACCTTCATCTGAAGTACTCCCTTGCTTCCCTTTCCCTAGGGACTGGATAAAGAGATAGTGTAGCATATATACGCCTAGCATTCTCTCTTGCCAGCTTACCATATTGTGGCGCTTCTTATTAGCGATCTTCTCTAGTTCAAGGGTATACTCTGAGCTACTAAGCTTACTAACATCATACACGAAGTAGAACTTGATTCCTAAGTGAGAGAGTGCAGCATACCTCTTCTTTCCATCTACAATCCTAAGCTTCCCTTCTTCATTATACTCAATAAGAAGTGGCTGAAGAAGTCCTACCTTCATAAAGGACTTGATGATAGCATCAATATCCCCCTTTAGCTCTGGCTGCTGTACTTCAACTTCACTCTCATGCGCGAGGAGCAACTTACTCATTTTCTCTCCTTCCTAGTAGAAAGGGGAGTCATGTAACTAGCAATTAACTCTATGTGTTTTTCTAGTACACAACTCCCCCTCCCGTTAGAAACTAAGCCTTAAGAAGTGCCTTGACTTCATTCTTTGGCGCACCATTATACTCGGTGACGGTAATAAGTGCCTTAACATGAGCACCCATAGCATCAGCATACTCAAAGGAATCATCTTCCCCAACTTCAACTTCAGTAGCCATGATGAATCTCGCTACCATAGAGGGAACATGAAAGGGAACAGTACACCAAACAACCTTACCATCGTATTCTGGATGAGCTTCATCACTACACAGCATAGTGACATTAAGATACTCGTTACCCTTAGCTGAAGTCTTAACCTCTACGTTAGAAATATCAAACTCATACTTACCAGCTTCCATCGGACCTTCTGCCTTGATTGCATTACCAAGTCCAGGGACTGTGATACCCATTCTTTTCTCTCTTTCTTTTCTAGAAGGAATTAAATACAATAATCATCCTGACAGGAACAGCTCTCCTTTCTTTTTCTAGCGTGAGTGATAGAGCTACAAAAGTCTGTGAGGAATTTCTTTAATGTAGTGCAACGTGCTTGAATATCTTTTGAAGGTTTTCTATAAGCATTAGTACCTAAGTAATTCCAAGTAAGCTTCCCTCCAGAGTTTGCCAGAATAACAAAAGCTTCTCCACTCTGTATAAGAAACTCCCAACCAACAAGATTCTCTGGATTCCAGTTATCCTCCACCTCATACTCAAGGACTTTATTATCCTTAATGGTGATAGAGGAGAGTTTCTTTGCTTTCCATTGCTTGAACTCTGCGTTCGTACAACGTCCCCAGTAATTCCCTTTAATATGCACAAGATAAGGCGTACCCACAATACTAACTCTCTGAGCATAGGGATCTTTTGTATACTCATGCTCCAACTTAAACCAATCCCCTAGCTTTGTATTCTCTAAGGTGCAAAGTTCCTCCCCTTCCATACTCTCTTCCCACTCCTTAATAGGAATCCAGGGATTCTCTTCCTCTTTATCAACTTCATCCTCCCCTACAACTCTACGGGGAGTGAAGTTATCTAGGTAGTATGTTCCAAAGGGAGCAGTACCTCCAGGATACTTAGTATCCCAGAATTTCTTAAACTTCTCAGGCTCATCAAAGAACATAGCTTGAGTACCTTCTCTAGCATAAGTAGTAGTTCCCTCTAAGATAACTCTAGTCCCAAGGGAAGCTTTAGCAAACTCTCTAGCTTCCCTTATAGTCTTAAATCCAAATAGCTTCCCAAATTTAGGAGTTGTCTCTCTTCCAATCTTATAACGTAAGGCATGGTCTTTCGTGATAGCTGAGGTATAACACTTCCCGCAAGAACAGTTAGTATGCTTCTTCACAACCTTATACACCTTCATTTTCTTCTCCTTTTCCTTTAGAAATGATAGTTAGGCTCAGATAGTCTACCCTCTACCCAATAGATAATGTCTTTCTCTACCTCAGAAATCTTTAGTCTATCCTTATACTCCGGCTTGATTTTAAGTTGATGAGCTAACTCCCTCTTAGCAACTTCCTTAGAGGAATGCTGCCAACAAGAAGCTACACTAGGCATATCACGACCATACTTCCCAATGAACTTCATCTTCTTATAAGGCTCTTTCTTCTTTGTTAGAATTTCAATAACATAGTATCTTGTACTCATACTGAAGCCCTCACTTTCTCTAAAATCCTCTCAAAGCTAGCTTCCTCATAAGTATCCAAACACCCCCATCTACTCTTAGCGAAGTGTTTCTTAGCTGGAGTTGTCCTTACCTTATAAGACATAACTCCCTTCTCCTCTGTAGGCTCAAAGTGATATACTTCATCAAACCAGGAGAATAGCTCAGAAGGTGCATTCTTCCCCGTAATTCTAGGGAGAAAATTAATACTCTTAGTTAGCTCATTCTGTAGAATCTGCTCATGTGCAGTAACATACACATTACAAGGGAGATTCTTGAACATAATAAGGAGTCTCTTCATTACAGCTATAAGCTCTTGGTAGTCAGGAAGAGTTGGTGCTCTTTTCTTCCTACCATTCTCCATAGAGGGGTTTAGCTTCTGGAGTTTCTCCATTATACTTAGCTCTAAGGCTGTAATAGAATCCAAGCATACAGAAGCAAAAGGGAGATCCTTAGCAAACTCTTGTAGCTTCTTCTCAAAGATATCCCAAGCACTATTTACTAACTTCCCTCCTTGAATCTGATCCCAAGCATCTTGGTATAAGTCAAACTCTATATCACACCCCCTAAGAGTAATATACCCACCATCAAAGTCAAAGAGATATCTTGGTGCTGGGAACTCTCTATAGAAGTATGTTTTTCCGCTTCCAGGTTGCCCCCATCCTAGGACTTTTAGCTTTAAGTCCTCTGGGTTAAGAGAAATATCTTTAAGATTTGGCATTCTTTTCTCCTCCTTCCAAGAGAGTAAGGGCTTTCTTTAGGCAAGAAGCACAGATAAAGAAGTCAATTTCTTCATCAAAAGTATGTGCGGAAGCTTCAAAAGCTACAATATTATCACTCTTTCCACATTCATCACAACCACAAGAGAATAATACTCTCATATCTCCACACTCTCCACATTAAAGTAAGCCTCTATAACATCCTCCGTAGCTCCGTGAATACAAAGCGGAGCATAAGGACAACCACCATAATCCTTACACTTACTCTCATTCATGGGGAAGAAGTTATGTTCTATACATAGCTCAATAATATTAGTCCAGAAGTGAAAGTTCCTCACAAAGTCCTCATACTGATGTTGTGTTCTAGGACAATGTTGCCTCCTAAAGCGGTTTGTCTTTTTCTTCACATCTACTGCATTAATATAAACCCCAGCACACTCCCCGATAATCTCCTTAGCGGCAAAGGAATAAGAAGTCATCTGGATATTCGGGTTAAACTGTCTAAAGAAGAAGTCAGTAAGGGGCCAACTTGAAGTCTTATGATCCACAACATAAGTAAGATTCATCCACTCAACTATAAGGTCAATCTTCCCGGAGAGGAATCTCCCTTCCCCCATAGGAAGTAAGTAAGCTTTCTCTATATAAAGAATCTTATCCCAAGGATCGGCATTCTTGTAGTTCTGAATATATGCCCTAACTAACTCCCTCCCCTTCTCCTTAGTCCTAAGTTCATCCCTAGGGGAGTCTACATAAGAGTCAAAAGAAGCTATACATTCCTCCTCCTCTGCACCGGAGTAAAATAACTCCAGCCCTGTATGAAAGCAAGTCCCAAAAGCAAAGCATAGCTCACTCTTCTTACTCTCTAAGTCAAGCATGTAGATGTAATACCCTTTCCTAGGACAAGTGAAAGCATCCAGGCAGGAAGGATCATATGTCCTCTCTAGGAAGTTCTCAGCTGCATGAGTTCTAAGAGTTTCTAGTTTCATATCTCCACACTTTCTATCCTTTTCTTACCCTGCTTAGAGGAAGCTACCTTTTCCTTTAGCCCTTTTACGGATATCTTCTTCTTACTAACCTCCCCCTCCAGGGGAGTAGAGAGAGCCTTTAGTCTAGCTGGCCTAAGGAGAAGGACATACTTCTCTAACTCCTGCATGGAGAGTTTTGATATTTGAGTCTCATTCAGGAGGTTCAATATCCAACTCCTTAAAAGAATCCTCTAAGGAATCCAAGTCCCTAAGGAGTCTAGAGACCTTATTCTTCTTATCAAAACCATCTGCAGAGAGAGAAAGATGGTGCTTATCTACCTCTGTAGGGAATTGCTTAAGGAAGGAAGCTAATGCTCTAGAGAAATATTCACTCACAAGTTTCTCTCCTGAAAGTATCTTTAAGTTGTAGGGAGATAGCATTCCAAAGAGCTATAGCTTCCTGCTTCCCCTTCCTGTTAGGAGTACTCCAATCACAATTCATAGATTCCGTACAAGCTACCCAACGCCACTTATCTCCACCGCAGATAATTCCTCTAGCTCCACAAAAAGGACAATCTTCCAACTTTTCAGGAGCAGACATAAGAAGGGTAAGATCCTTTTCCCAATCTGTGTAATACCACTCTCTATTACTCTCTGTCCTAACTCTTTTAGAACCAGGAGGATCATACCCCTTAGACTTAACAACAATCCCAACTTCCCCATGTCCACAAAGAAACTCGCTTCCCCTTTTATCAATCTTTACATAATCACCAATTTTCATCCTTCTCTCCTTTCAAGTGGGAGTAATTCATCTGTTGGCACCTCACTCCAAGAATATTTCTTATAAAAATCAGGATTCTTATAGAGGAGATATGCTCTATGGTTTGAGTGGATTCTCTTTTCCCCTACCCATAAGGGAGGGAACTCTGCGCCTAGCTTATACTCTACTGCTAGCTCATAGACTTCTTTCCAAATGTCAGAAGTAAGTCCTCTATAGTCCGCTATAGCAGCAGAGGAAGCTACATAGTGAGACAGGGAAGCTTCGCAATTAATCCAAGAAACCATACAATCCCATTCATCCTCTAGGCAATTCATTGTATAATTTCTTAAGATTCCATTCAACATAGAAAAAGAGGAATCCCTAACCTCAAGGAGAGTATCATCATCCAGGAGATTCAGGCTAGCTGAAAAGTTAGGAAAGGGGAGGAGAGTTATCATGTTTTTTCCCCCAATACAATATCCGCCCACTCTATATGCCCAAGGAGGAAGTTCTCTAACCTATGAAACTCCTCATTCTCAATATACTTTTCTTCAATGGAAGGGCTTTCAGAAGGCTCATATCTTTGTCGGAACTTAATAGTAGCATGCCCCTTTCCATACTGCAAGTTCCAATACTTATTCCAGCCCCAAACATCAGCAAGCCTAGTACCCCCAAACTCTGCCATAAAGCAAAACTGCTCGGAGAAGTCCTCTACATACCTAGGATCATCTTCCTCAAAGTAAAGATCATCAATTGCCCAAGCACACATAGTACAGTCAATCATACAATGTGGACAACCGAAAGGAATATTAATCTCTATAGTATTATACTCCTTATACTTTGCTACTTTCAAGGAGCTAATACAAGGAATATCAAAGAAAAAGTAACTCCTCATGGACATTTTCCTTAGTCCTCTAATGATAGCTAGGAGATTAGTATTCCTCTCCTTGATTTGCTCCGCATCCTCTACGGAAGTCTCTACTTGCTCTAAGATATCCTTTTCCATCCCTGTTAGCATCTTAGAATCCTTTCCAAAAAGTAAAGTCTACCATCTCGAAGTCTGGAGTGAGGAAGCTAGCAAGAGCTAAGAGGAAGGACATTCTTTCCCTTTCTTAATCCAGGAAGCTACCTTATTCCAGATAAAAATAGCATCCTCTTCCGTAGCTCTCCTAGGAGCAGAGAAATCACAAGAGTTATCATCACAAACAATTCTAAAAGAACCAGAACAAGAGAGGAAATAATTACTCCCGCAGATAGGACAAGCTACTACCTCTAACTTCTTCCTATAATGCAACTTGAGTCTCTTAGGATAGCATCCTACGTTAGTTCCTGTAATCTTCCTAAACCAGATAAGAGTTTCCTCATGATCAGTAGAGGTATCAATACCATAAACAATCCCATACGCTCCGAAGTCAGGGTAATTCTCATCAACACACTCAACAACATCCCCAATCTTAAATTCCATTTCTTTCTCCTTTTCCTTTTTCCCACAAAACTTACAATAACCATAATCATCAAAAGTAGAGCATTCACAATGTAACATTCTAAATCTCTGCTGAAAGTATCTCTTTTTTCTTCCCTTTCCCTACCTTATGCAGCTTAGTAGAGAACTTCTCTTGACAAGAGAGACAGTAACCCCCGGCGCATAGTCTCATGTTATGATGACAAGAAGGACAAAGCGGTGAGTCATCAAACGGTAGGACAACATTCTCCCTTATAAAGAGAGTCTTATCCATAAAAGGAAAATACCAGGGGCCGGTATAGCATTCTGTTGTCTTGAAGCGGAAAGCCTTTAACTTAACCCCGCCCCGTAAGAGAGAAAGTGCATCCTCTTTACTAAAATCCCCTATAAAGCTATACGCATTCTCCGTTTTACAGGAGGGCGCATCTTCCAGGGAGAAAAGCATTCCTTGTGGCATTTCCTTTTCCTTTCCCTTAGTCCGAGCGTAGCGAGGCGAGTTGAGTACTCTCTTCTTAGGACTTCTTTGCTAGCTTCTTCTCAATATCCAAGTTATCCCATAGGACTTTTTGTTCTCCTTCTTGGGATAGCTCTATGGCGATAATCATGTCTCTATTTAGACTAAATCTCCGCATTTCCGCCTTGGTGAGAAACATATGTAATCGCCAGATATCCCCAGCAAACCAAAGTACTTGGAATAGTTTAGGCATTTCCTTCTCCTCTTTAGTGAGCGTAGCGAAGCCTAGGGGACTACTTAGCTAACTTTACTCTTTACTAACTCTTGCAGACATTCATGCATAATATCAATATCCCCGCAGTCTTTCCAATCTTCCCCGACAAAACCCCAACAAGAGGAAACATATTCCCATTGACCGCAAGAAGTACATTTAATTTCCCCAACAATACCCCAAACTCCCTCTCGTGCTATTCTATCCACTTCAAGTCTTTCTTGCCTTTTCAACTCCTCTTCGGGAATTTCAGGATTTACTTCGGGATTATACATATCCCCAAGAAGATACTCCAAATCAACATTTTCATCCGGCAGAACTCTTATCCTAAGAAGTCCTTTTTTAACCGCATCCTGAAAGGCATTCTTAACTTCCTGATTAGACATACTCATCTTACTTCCTCCAGCTAAAAAGAAAGGGTTGCTAGCTTTTTTCTCTTTGGACTTCTAAAGCTTTGCGCAAGGGCTTGTTTTTTGGGGCCTCCTTGAAAAAGAGCCATTTTCTCCCTTGGTTATTCAGTGAAGTTATTTTATTTGAGGAAACCAACCCCCTTGAGGAATCCGGCATCTACCCCTATGATACACGACGGAACCGCACTTGTCAAGCGAAAATCCTCAAATTTTCTTGAAAAACCAGAATTCTCACATAACAACGTAACCCCCTGCTATCACACAACATAAGGGGGGTAATTACCAAAAAAAGGGGGGGTAGCCTTAGAGAGAGTCTCTTGGCATGAAACCGGCTTAGCGCATACGATAACATACTTATATATATATTTATATATATGTTATATTTAATATGTAGGATATCCCTACACTAAAATGTGAGACTTATCCTCACATTCCCCTACCCCCTATAGGGGATCGAGTATAGGGACACATACCAGAGACCCCCCTAAAAACTGAAAAACCAGCCTTTTTCGCGTCATAACCCCTACACCTACCCCAACATACGACAAAAAATGGTTATTCATTTTTCACTGAAAAACCAGAATTTTCAATAGAACCCCTTGTCATAAGCTTCCCGCTACCTTAGTGTTATGACTAGAGAAAGAATCCTCAGAAAATGGCCTTTTTTTCGGCCAAAAAGAACAACCGTGATTAATGTGCCATTTGAGACTACGTTTGTAAAGAAACTGACCAGGGGAAATCCCCTATGCTCGGTTAGGGGATTCTTGTACTTTGCCCCAACTGGATAGAAAATAACCACCCCCGCTTTAGTAGGATACGGCGTGCATAGCGTACCCGACCTTTTTTGTCGTATTAAATACTGCCCGACCGGCGAGGTCAAACTACCCCTTTTTTCAAGATTTTGCAGGAATTCATACTCGCCTTCTAAGGCCCTATCTCCCCTTACCCTACGCGAGTAGGGGTAGCCCCTAGATATCGCGCCCTACCCCCCTAGGATTGCGCCATTTCAAGCCTACCGAAATCCTACCCCCTCCATAACCCCCAGACCAAGCCTCTTTACATTATATAGAGCAAATCCGCAACTCTAACCTCTAGCCTGACTCTAGGAGGGAGAAAAGAAAAAGGAAAGAAAAAGGAAAAAGTTCCTTGACAAGCCATTTCTATATGGTATACTTCACCTATGGCAAGGAAAAGGAGTCTCATTCATCTGGCTAGAAGAAAAAGGAGTAGGAAAATGGACATTATCAATGTGGAGTTTGACGCCCCTAAGGTCAACATTGCAAAGATTGCAGACGGAACTAACTCAAAGGATGGAATCTGGACCGTAGTTGATGGCTTTCTTACGTCTATTGAAAGTCAAGGTCGAGCTAGGCGCACTTGTGAAGTGGTTAAGTACGCTATTGGTGATACAGCGTTCGACCTTGTTGAGGTTACGGATGCCAACATCACCGAAATCAACATTCTCTCTCGTAGTATCGCTAATAAGATGTTCTCCCACGATGTTCGCAAGAAATATCCTGAACTTTACCCTGCTAAGGTTGGTGGCGGGAAAACCAAGCAGATTGCCGCAGAACTCATCTAAGCATATCAAAAGGTAGCACAAACCTTGCCATGGTCCCTAGGCTGTCCCTAGGGGCCTTTTTTATTGCCCATATGTGCAGAAACAAAGAAAGCCCCCTAACCTAAATGGCTAGGAGGCTTTTCTTATTGGTTCTTATCCTCTACTTAGCTTCCGTTGGATTCTCTTGAGATAATCCTCTCTACATTCCCAAGAGTACTCATCATCCTCGTCTATCTTCATCCAAGCTAGTACGTCAAACATTGTTTGTAGCTTCATCCTTTGACAGCAGGAGAGTTTAGTTCTGCCTCTTGCTGTCCTCTTGGGGGGCATTTGACGCAGTGTGTAGTCGAAGATACTCCAGAAGTTCTTGTTCATTGTCCTAACCTTTCTTGATAACCATACCATCCCTAAAGGGAATAACCTTGCCATCCCGTAGCGTCACATACCATAAGAAGTCCTCTTGGTGAATCCGAAAGCCTAAATCAAGCTCCTCGCTTGCCTGATTCATCCTTTGCTTTGTGGTGAGAGTATACCAACCGCCGGAGTTTAGGATAATACCATTATGCCCACACTCTACAATGGTGGTATGATGGTATGTTACAATCAATCTTCCCTCATACTGTAATACGCCCGTGTTACCCTTCTTAGCTAACTTTACCATCTTCAAGCCCTTTCATGGCTCTCCGACACTCCTCTTGAAACTCCACATTGCCTTTGATATGCGCCAAGGCAAACAATAACCCCAAGTGAGTCAATTGCTTTTCCATCTCTGGAATATCTCCGTTTTCCTTTGCGAGCCTAGCGGCGGTTGCGAGTTGCCTAGGATTCATCCTCTACCCTTTCCAATTTCCTCAACTTATCGAGAGTCTCTTGACATTGCGCCAAGAGACTAGTGTAACGCTTTATGAGTCTTTCCATTTCCTTTATCAGGCTATCTGTTGTTGGCATGGTCTATTCCTTGTTATACAGTTTGCCGATAATTCCCCCTTGGCATGCCTTGTCTGTTGGAATTGTTACAATCATCTTGGGTTCTACATCCAGAATTCCTATACTACTTTGAGAGTCTAGCATTTCCCACGTCCAGCGCTTGCCTTTGGGCTTGCTTCGGTCAAGGCTACCACGTTCTAGGGTTACTCTCATCCTGTAAGTTGCCATAATTCTACCTCTCAAGTTAGGCCATGCCATATTACATGGCCTTTGGGGATTGCATATCATTCTCTTTAGGGATGCAGCCTAGATGAGAGGACATCGGCTTTCAACAAAAGCCTAGCCTTGATCGGTGCATCATCTTGGATACTCGAAAGCATATCAGCGACACCTTCACAATAATGCGCCCATTCATGGGAAAGTTGCGACTTCTCCTGATTGGCCCGACTTGCCTGGTTCAATCGCTTTTCGATAATGCAATAGTCAACGCTAATCATCTTTCCTATCTCCTAAAAGCCTAGGGCCAATTCCCTAGGCGGTCTTGTGAATGCTATACCTTGGACCAACCGCCGGGAGCTTGCCAATTCTCGACAATCTCAAAGCGTAACTTTGCGGCTGATTTGATTGTAACATCCCGTCCCGTATCTAGGTTAGTCGCTCTGTAATGAGTCCTACCAGGCGCATACGGGTTCCTTCCTTGTCTCTGGACTTCCTCCTCAAGCCTAACCTTGACAAGCCTACCAGAAATCCGCGCAACGTACACCTTGTCGATTGCAATGTCTTTCTTGAGCATAGGTCTAATCTCCGTATTGTTCAATGAGAATCACAATACTCCGCGCAAATTTCCGGCTCAAAGATCAACTCTCCGCAAATCTCGCAATAGTGCTCTGCCATTATTCTACTCTCCGAAAGAAGTAACGTTCACCATCCCAAACGCCCAAAAGGCTACCCCGTAGGGTAGCGATTTGGAAGCTTGAAGCTAATCTACTGCCGAATATACATCGTTGACATGCTCGGTCGTTAGACGCTCACTAAAGGGGTAGAACTTGCCTTGCTTCCAATAGCCTTTATAGCTATTGGGAGTGTCGCCAACTTCAAGTGCCGGTATTTTACTCGGGTTTGTGTACGTTGTAATAGAGGCTTCGCAAAAGTCTATATGAATACAATGGCAACCCGGAAACTTCAAGCTTTGTGCCTTCATAAGCCTTTGTACGTCTGCATCATTTGCCACTTGCGTATAGATCATGCCACTAATCTCCAAAAGAAGTAACGCTATCCTCTGCTTCACTGACTGAATTTTACCATATCAAGAAAGAATGTCAAGCTTATTATTCTGGAATCCCCATCTTTTGTTTTGGACTTGCATCTAGTATCCTAGAATCAGTCTAATAAGTTAGACTCCAGCCTTGTCCCATAGAATGTAAAGTCTATTAGCAACTTCCATGCCAAACTCCAGCCCGGGCCACAAGAGTATCATTTACTCTTGAGAACAATCACTTACTATCAACCCAAAGCCCTCCCCCACGGTCCCCCCGCGGCCCCCCGATGTATGTATGTTGCCTCTCCCCTAAAAAATTTTAATTTTACACCCATGAGTTTTCTCCACTTAGATAGGGGAAAGGTAGGGGTTTAGCTTCTTCCCATGAGGGTTCTTTACAAGGGGGGTTTATGTGGTATTATAGCTCTTAGACTTTAGGGCTTTACATTATATAGGGCTTCTCGGAAAAGGAGAGAGTTATGGAAGAAGTTAAAAAGCTAATAGAGAAAGATAGTGAGCTGTCTGATTTTGGCCTTCTTGAGGAGAAGGTTGTATTGGATAGTATTCCTGCGCTGAAGGATTCACTTAAGATTAATAGTAATCAGCGGGAAGCTATGTATATGTTGATTACAGGGGTTTCTAAAGAGGAAGTAGCGAGAAGTTTGGGGATTGGTTATAAGGTTGTTAATAGGATGCTGGAGAATCCCCTCTTTAGGGCTGAGTTAGCTAGAATGCAGCATAGGCTTGAGGAGAAGACGTTAGCTAGTATTGCTAAGAGTAGGGCTGTGGAGGTAGCTAAGGCTGTTATTAGGGAAGCTGCTCCGGATAGTGCGAAGAATCTTGTTAAGTTATCTAATGAAGCTGAGAGTGAGCAGACTAAGCTTAAGGCTAATACTGAGATTCTTGATAGGGCTGGAGTTGGTGGGAGAGTTGAGACTTCAGCGACGAATAATAATGTTTATATTGAGATGAATGAAGGTATGGCTGCCTTCTTTGAGCAGACTGGAACTAAGGGTGGAACTATTGAAGTTGAGAGTATATGAGATCCACTAAGTTAACTCCTAAGACTCTTGAGAAACTTAAGTATTATGTCTTGGGGTCTTTTAAGAATTTCTGTCATATAGTTTGGAGTAATGAGTGGTTTGATATGGATTTCCATGGGCCACTTTGTGACTTCCTGCAAGATGGGAATTCGGAAGATAAGCAGATTATCATGCCGCGCAGTCATCTTAAGACTACTATTGTTACTCAGCTTTACTCTATCTGGAGAGCACTTAATAACCCGGAAATCAGAATCCTTATAGTTCAGAACTCAGAAGCTAATGCTATTAAGACTGTTAGAGGGATTAGGCAGATCCTAGAGGATAATGGGCAGATTCAAGCCCTTTTCTCCGAGCTAATTCCTACGAATAAGAGGAAAGTAAAGTGGACTGACTCGGAAGTTACTCTTGTTAGGAAGGGTTCTTTTAGGGAGCCAACTTGGGAAGCAGCCGGGACGAATAGTAATGTTGTCTCTAAGCACTATGATCTTATTATAGAAGATGATACTTGTGCTCCTAGGAAGGATGAGATGCGTGGTGGGGGTTCTTCTCTTGAGCATATGGAGATCATGCCTTCTAGGGATGAGATTGAGAAGGCAGTTGGTTTTCATAAGCTGACTATGCCCCTTGCTGTTGATCTTAAGAATTTCCAGAGGTTGTTTGTTGGGACAAGATGGGCACCTTATGATACTATTTCTTATATCCTTGAGTCTGAGTCCTCCCCTAAGGATGATGCAGGGAATGAAGTTAGGTTTTATGATACCTTTGATGTAAAAGCTATAGATGATGTAGGGAATCCGAGATACAAGAGGATGGATCATAAGGGACTTAATTCCTTAAAGAAGAACTTAGGGAATTATATGTTTCATATGCTTTATTTGAATACTCCTCTTGATAGCTCGCATATGAAGTTCAAGCCTGGGAATATAAAGTACTTCACTCATGTTCCTGTAGCTGGTGGGACTGACTTTGTGCTTGACTTAGAGGAAGTTGATAAAGATCCAGTTGTTACTATAGATCCGGCTGATCCTCCTACAGGGAAGAAAGATCAGTGTAATAGTGCTGTGGTTTGTGCCGTTGATAGTGAGAAGGGCTTGTTTGTCCTGGATTATAAGGCAGGGCATTTCACAGAGAAGGAAATCATAGAAGCATCCTTTATCATGGCCGATCAGTTTGATGCTTTTGTTATTAGGATTGAGACAGATAGATACCCGCATATGATAGCTTCCTTTCAGATAGCTAAGCGGAAGCATATGGCAGCTAGGTTTAATCAGGGCTTACCTAAGAAGACATACTCCATTCAGGGAGTCAAGAGTAAGGGTAGGAATAAGGAAACTAGAATAATGCGCCTAGCTCCTATAGCTGATTATGGACTCCTCTTCCTGAGAAGGCATATGACTGAGCTAGAGAAGGAAATGTTCACATTCCCTAATGGAGCTACAAATGATATCCTTGATGCGCTAGCGTATCAAGTTGATGGTACTATGAGAATCCCCTCTTACGAAACTCCTATTGAGCCGGTTGTGCTACCTGCTAATACTATCTCATTTGAGGAGATTATGGGATCTGTGAATAATAGAGTGCGTTCGGCTGGAAATAGCTACGACTCTTTATTCGCTAATCAAAGAGGGGATTCTCAACTTTCTCTTTCTAGGTGGAACTAATGTCTGAAGATATGGATACAAGGCAGGAATTCTCTGAGACTCCTTCTATTGCTAAGTGGAGGAATCTTATTGACCAAGCTCAGCATTATAAGGAGAAGTATGGGAACTCCAGGGCTTGGAAGAGATATAGGCAGTATGTTAGGGGGCATTTTGGTGGGTATACTCCTGGGTCTCTTGAGACTGCTCCTGATTTTGGTATCCTACCGTATAACGTAACCTATGCTCAGATGAATACCCTTGTGCCGAATATCTACTATCGGAATCCTTATATAAACATAACTCCTAGATTCGGCTCAGGGATGGACTTCCAGAGTAAGGCTGTTGAGGGAATTATAAACTGGCTTGTGCATGAGTTGGACTTTAAGGGGACATTTAAGAGAGCTATTAAAGATTGTTATACTTGCGGGAGAGGGATTATAAAGTGCGGGTATGACTCACAGTATGCTCTTGACCTAGAGAATGGTAGGAGTAGGGGTGAGTTAGCTCAGATGAATAGGAAAGGAACTAGGAGGATTCAGTATAATGCTAAGGTTCTTCCTGGAATGCCTTGGTTACTTAGGACTAATCCTGATGCTTTCTTGGTTCCTTTTGGGATTCTTGGAATAGATGATTCCCCTTGGTTGGATCATGTTATTCTGCGGAATACTATTGACCTTAGGAATGATCCCTTTTATACGAATGTAAAGGATGTAGGTAGGACTCACTTTAACGCTATGTACGCGACTAAGAATAATGAGTCCTTTTATAATGATATTGATAATGAAATAGATATCACCGAGATGCATGAGATTAGGGACATGAGTAGAGGGGAAGTGCAAACTCTTGTCTTTGGTACGCAGGCTAATCATAGGGTTATAAGGAAAGCAGAGCATGATCCTATGCAGATAGATGGTCCTCCTTTTGTTGACTTTACTTTTAATGAGGATCCGGAATACTACTGGAATCCAAGTGATGCAGCTCTCCTTGAGCCACAGCAGCTTGAGTTGAATGACGCTAGAACGCAGGCCATGAGACTTAGGAGACTTCTGCTCTCTAGAATCCTAGTAGATGAAGGTATGATCTCTGATGAAGAGATAGCTAAGATGGTTGGTCCTATGCCTGATGCTGTGGTTAGGATTAAGGGTACTCCTAATGCTAGCTTTACGCAGCTTAATCATCATATTCCGCAGGACTTACTCCAATGGACTAACGCTATTGTTGATGATGTAGAGGGACTTACAGGTATCGGTAAGAATCAGCAAGGTGGTTTTGCTGGAGCTAGGACTACCGCTACGGAAGTTTCTCAAGTAGCTGCTGGAGCTAACCTCAGACTCTCTGAGAGAAGAGATATCGTAGGTGATGCTATTGGTAGAGCCTCTAGGAAAACACTCCAGACTATCTTTAAGTTCTGGGACCAGGAGAGAGTTGTTGAGGTGGTTGGTATAGAGGGAGCTAAGTATTGGGTCTCTGTTACCCCTTCTCAACTTAAGCATGAGTATAACTTAAAGGTAGATGTTGAGTCACTTACTCCTATGAGTAAGGAAGCTAAGAAGAGGGATATTCTTAATGTCCTACAGGTTGTAGGGAATAATCCTAGGGTTAATGTTGATTATCTTATGAACCTACTCCTCAGGGAGTATGACTGGATTGATGCCCTTAAGGTTCTCCCGGAAGCTCCTGAGAGTCAAGCTCTCTCACAGCAAGGGCAGGCTCTTCCCTTTAATGATTTCCAGACTCTTCAAGGTGGACTTGCAGGTAATCCTACAGCCTTAGGACAGAGGGCTGAGACAAATGCTAATGTTCTTAGAGGGAGGCTTAGGAGTGCCTAATTACGATTATACCTGTTCGTCTTGCTTGAACGAATGGACAGAAAACGTTATGATAGCTCAGCGGAATAGAGTAAAGTGTTCCTGTGGGGAGAAAGCTACTCTTCAGATTAGAGCACCCGGTGTTTCTGCCTTTAAGCCAATGTGGTTTAGGGATATAGATGTTAAACCTATGTTTATTAGTTCTAAGAGAGAACTGAAAGATGAATGCGACAAGCGAGGACTCATTGCAACAAGACTCACATAAGGCGAGAGTTACTATTACTTTCTATGACAATGCTCCTGAAGAAGTTGAGTTATCGGAGTTCTTTTCCGGCGCTCTTGTTAATAGAGTAGGTGCTGCTGTTCAGAAAGCATATCAACAGAGAGTTACTAAGCAACTTGTTCTTAGGAATAGAGCTAGAGTTACTGAGGATATGAAAGCGGAGAGGGAGAAGAAAGAGAAAGAGAAGAAGGATGAGATAGCTTTCATTAAGCAGAGTATGTTGAACTCTGAAGAACGTCTTGATGAACTTGATCCTAAGAGAGTAAAAGAAAGGGATCAAGCCTTAGAGAAGAGTAATATAACAGAAGCTCTACAGAAGCTCCGCGAGGGAGCTAGTGAAGTTACCATAGAGAAGAGAGAGGAAATTTAATGTCTGAAGAGAAAAGCGAGAAAACAACTGAGGAACAGCTTAGCGAGTTGCGTGTAGAGTTGGAAGCTGCACAAAAGAAAGTTGATGAACATGCCGCTACGAATAGTACTCTTAAGGAGGAACTCACTCAGCAGCAGCTTAATACTCTGAGTGATCCTAATTATCTTGCTTACTTGTCTGAGTCCCAGGGAAAGGCCAGTTCTACAAGCGAGGATACAGACCTCGACGACCTGAATGGCGCTGAGCTTACTAGATATCTTAAGGATAGAGATGCTAACCTCGAAGCTAGAATGAAGGAGCATTTTTCCTCCGAGCTAGCTCAAAGAGATCAAACTATCTCTGCCCTTAGGAGTCAGAATGACCTGGAAGTTACAAAGGCACGCTTCTCTGATTTCGCTGAAGGACTTGAAGATCCTGCTTATAAAGCTAGAGCTATTGAGATTTCTAATGAGAACCCCAATTGGGGTGGCGTGCAGATTAGGAATCAAATGAAGCTTGAGGCTGACTCTAAGGCTCTGAAGGAACTCCAGAGTAAGGAAGAGAAAGCGGTAGAGGAAAAAGCTACAAAGAGTGAGAAGGGTGCTATAGCTGCTGTTATAGCCGAGAGTGAAGACTTGACTGGATTTGAAAAAGTCGTCAAAGCTAATGAGCTTTGCGAACAAGGAAATGGTGTACTTGATAGGAAGGACTAAATAATGCCTCCGAGCCTTACTAGGGTTTTTGATAACCTTTATGCAACTACTATTGAAATCCGTATGAAAGAGTTGCAGAATGTACTCTATGAGAGGAATCCTCTCTGGATGCATCTCAAAGCAGGTGGTAGTACTCAGCAGCAGAATGGTGGAGCTTTTATCCAGCATCCCTTGCAGTATGCTGAGAATAACTCTGTGACGTCTATTGGTAAAGCTGGTACTGTTGCTCTTAGTGATCCTGAGTTCTTGACTAATGATAAGTGGGATTGGAAATATATCACTGGTCATATTATTCGGGACTTTACGGAGGAGCAGAAGAATTCGGGTACTGCTGCTAAGTTGAATCTTGTGGCGGCTAAGTTTGAGAATCTTAAGGATTCTTACGCGGATTACATGGAAGAGAAAGCCTTTGCTGATGGTACTGGTAATGGTGGACTTGATATTGGTGGTCTTGCACTTATTGTTGCGGATGATCCTACTACGGGAACTGTGGCGAATATCAATCGTGCCACTAACTCTTGGTGGAGGAATCAGACCACTAACATGACGGCTATCTCAGTCTCGACTGGTCTCTTGGGTGAGATGGAAACTATGTTTAATGACTGTGGTAAGTTGTCTGGTGGAGCGCGGCGCTTCCCGGATATGATTACTACCACGCAGAGTATTTATGAAACGTATAAGGCAGAAGCGCCTGAGATTTCCAGGATTCAGCTCTCTAAGGATGGTCCTTATGGTAAGCTGGTTGATCTTGGCTTTGGTGATGTAGCTTTTCGTGGTGTTCCGGTTATGTGGAGTCACAAGGCTCCTGCTGGTAAGATGTACTTCACGAATAGTTCTGTCCTTAAGTTTACTGTGGATGGGAATGCTGACTTTGCCTTGGGTGATTGGATTGCTATTCCTAATCAGCCCACGCGGAAAGTAGCTCACTCCCTTGTTGCAGGTAACTTGACCTGCTCTAATTGCGCCAAGAATGGCGTCCTCTTTAACATCGGTGATACCGCGTAGAAAGGAGTAGGACAATGAGTAAGACCTATTATAGCAATCCTAGAGTTCTTGACGGTGCTTCTACTCCTCCTGAGTTTGGCCTGCATGATACGGCTACAGCTCTGGAAGGTATGAAAGTTGGTACTCGTATTCGTGATGGCGAGCGGACTTTCTTTCTCGCTAAAGCGGGTGCTGCTCTTGATGCTGGTAAACTGCTTGAGAGTGCTGTCTTTGGTGGTGCCGCTACTGCTGCACAGGTTGATCTTACTGTTGCTGCTGGTGCCGTTGGTGATACTACCATTACCGTTACGGTAGCCAATAGTCAGGCTAAGGATCTCTTTGCTGAGGGTTATGTTAGCATTGTGAGTGATACTAATGCTCATGGCGCTGGGCAGAACTTTAAGGTTAAGAGTCACGCTGCTCTGACTGCTACTGCTTTGCCTCTTGAAGTTTATGATGGTGTTGGACTTGCCTTTACTGCTGATTGTAAAGCTTCTCTGCAAGTTAACCCCTTTATGAATGTTAAGGAGACAGCAGTTACTACGGCAGTAGGTTTCCCGGTTGGTGTTCCCCTTGTTGATGTAGCCAGTGGTTCTTACTTCTGGTGCCAAACTTGGGGTCCGGCAACTGTTTGGACTTCTTCTACTGTGACTAAGGATAGTCGGATGGATCGTTCTCTTACCGCTGGTCAGAGTGTTACCCGTGGCGCTAATACTGTTGTTAGTGCTATTGGTAACTCTATCCAGGCCGGTAGCGCGAATGATTATCCTCTCATGAATCTCACACTCTTCCCGTAAGGGATACTTTGGGTAGCTCTGGGGGGTTCTTACCTTTTCCAGCCCTCTGGGGCTACCCGCTACCTTTTCATAGGAAAACACGATGCTCAAGATTACAAAGTTCATTCGAGAAGTATGCCGCGGTAATAATAACTGTTTTGAGAAGGTTGTTCAGGATGATGATACTTCCGGTATTCCTTCTGATTCTCCTTCTAAGGCGCAAGTTAGATACCAGAGCACTGATACATCCTGGTGGTTTTACAGCATGGATGCTACCGCCTGGCTTCCCCTGAATGACGACGCTAAGACTCTTTATGATGCTTAGGGATTAAGAAATGGCTAAGGGACGAAATAGTATATACATGATGGGTCTTGGTGACAAGCACTCTCATGGTATAACTACTACCGGAACCTCGGATATTATCCCGGCTAATATTAATAGGCAGATGTTGATAATCCAAAATATCTCTGCTGTTAGAGTCTCCATGAACTTAGGAGCTACTGCTGAGAAGAATAAGGGGATTGTCTTAGAGCCTGCTGTTGGTGGGAGGATTAGCTCTACTTCCTCCTATGAGCTTTCCGCTAGGCGCGGGAATCTTTTCCTTGGGATTATCAAGGGAATTGCTGACTCTGGTACTGCTACAGTTAGAGTTATTGAAGGTCTTTAACCTTTTAAGGTAAGTAAGATGGCTAAAGCTAGAGATCGTAAGTTTATGATGGGTAAGGTTACTCATACTAAACCTACCATTGCAGTTACGGATACAGAACTCCTTGCAGAGAATGTAGATAGACAATGGGTTCTTATTCAGAATATCACAGCGGCTAGGATCTCCATTAGCTTTGATGGTGCTGCTTCTGCTGGTACTGGGATTGTGCTAGAGCCTGTTAATGCTGGTGGACAGATTACTGAGGCTAGTGTTTTTGAAATGTCACAAGGGTTGGGTAATCTTTCCCTTGGTGCTATTAACGCTGTTTCCGCACTTGGGAATGTTCTTCCTCTTGTGTCTGAGGGTGAGTAAGATGGTTGACTCAAACTTTGTGCAGCAAGCACTCCTTGCTACTACTGCTAAGGAGGTCGCGGAAACTGAGCATCATCTTCATAATAGAGAAAGGTGGTTTGGTTTAGCTGGTACCCCCTCTGCAACTCACGGAGGGGATGAAGCTACCCTTCTTCCTTATCAAGCTACTTCCGGTAATGCGGATTTTGGTACTGAGATTCTTCTCCTTGGGATAGATGATACTCCTGCTATTTCTGGAATGACTAGATTCGATGCCCATAGACTTATGGTAGAAGCAGCTTCTAATGCTAACCCTTTTATCATTAGACTCATCACTGGCTCTGATACAGTTGGTGCTGCTGAAGCTGCTGGAGACTACACAGACTTTATGATTACAGATGCTAGGAAAGGCTCCCCTGTTGATATTATTGACACTAGGGGATATTGTAATGTTGATAAAGTCTGGCTTAAGGTTATGAATGCTACAAATGGCGCAACTATCGACTTCTTCATTGGTATCCATGAGTACGAGGTATAGAGGTTACTATGGCTAATGAGATTCAATTCACTTATCCTGCTGGCTCTACTCTTTACTTTAGAGTAAGAGCAGCTGATGGGGATGTTTGGAATACCTCTGGCGCTGCCTTTGAAGATTGGGCTGGTGGGAATGTTACAGACTATGATGTAGCTCTTGTCGATGAAGATGGGGGTTATTATGTTGGTGATTTTCCTGCTAGTATAAGTGCGGGATTTTATACTACTCAAGTCTTTCTCCAAGCTGGCGGGAGTCCTGCTGTTGGGGATCTTCCTATTGGTGAAGAGTTTAACTTTGCGTGGGATGGTACTAATAAGCAATTTGTTATTAATGAAGATGGACTTGTGGATGTAGGTGCTATTGAGGGTACTCAGGCTTCTACTCTTATTGACGTAGCTACTTCCTCTAGAGCTGTCCCTTCTGACGTAACTACGGCGCATTCTACTACAGATACTCTTATAGGTACTACTGAGAGTAATATCCGTGGATCAGATAATGACGATCTTAAGGATATCTCAGATCAGCTTGATGCTATCTCCCCCCCTTCTGTTATTGCTGCTGCTGTCTGGGATCTTGATATTTCTACTAAGACTATCTCTGGCATAGCTGGAGAGAGACTTAACGCTGCTGCTACCTGTGCGGGAATTGGTGCTTCTACTGGAACTATTACAGTTCAAAGTCTCTCCCTTACGCCCCTGGATGGCGCGATTGTTTGGCTCACAACAGATGCTGGTGGGTCAAATAGAGTTGCGGGCTTCAAGACTTCTAACTCCTCCGGCATAGTAACCTTCCTCGTGGATGCCTCCACTACTTACTACATTTGGAGTAAACTCGATGATTATCTTGACGTAAGCGCACAGAGTTGGGATACAAGTGCTACCCTTACTGCTGATGTAGCTATGACTGCTACCTCTGTCCCAACTGACAGTATCCCGAAGATGACCCTCTCCGAGCTACGCGAGGAAGTAAGACTTGTCCTGGGTAGGAACTCAAGTGGTGGAATAGAAAGCTTCGCTGATTCTCGTATTGATAAGTTCATCAACTTCGGGCAAAGGCGAGTTGCTGATGCCTTTACTTTCGAGGAAATGCTCTTTGTTTACTCTTGTACGGTAACTGCTTCTCAGAAGGAGTATCTCTATCCTGATAACATGAAGGATATTTATGATCTTGTTATGCATGATGGGACTAATTCCCGGAAGTTGACCTACTTGAATACGCGGGAGTTTGATACCGTTATCGCAAAGCCGGATGAGTATGCTGAGAAACGCTCAACTTGGTATGTTGATTATGGTACTATGTTTGAACTCTATCCTATCCCGGATGCCGCGTATACTCTCATCATGCGGGCCTCTACCTACCCTAGTGATCTTATAGAGGATACTGAAACATCTGCTCTTAATAGGAAGGATCAACTCCTTATAGCTCTTGCTGTTGCAGAAGGACTTGATGCTCTCTTCGAGGAGGATAGAGCTACCTTCTGGAGAAAAAAAGCAGAAGGACTTATGCAAGTTGCTGTCGCGACAAATAAGAATCTCGGGGATTGGACTCCGGTTTCCCGAGGATTCGTGAATACCTTCAATGCTTCAACTTCTGGTCTTGATGCTACAAGCCCTTGGACTCCTTATAATAGGACATAAAGATGGCTGGTAGATGCCTTAATGTTATAACAGGACTTGATCCCTCTTGGAGTTTACAGAGTAACGCTCTCGCGGCCTGTGCTCTTACAACTCCTGGGGTTGATCCTGATTGGAGTCTGCTGACGTTTGAGAAGTTTGATTGCGGAGTTGCGTGCTCCACGAATAAGTGTAATGCCTGTGAAGTTCCTATTCCTGATACGCTTTATGTTACACTCTCTGGGCAGACTGGTAATTTCGCGCCCGCGAATGGAACTCATACAGTCCCTTGGAGTATTAACTGCACTTGGACTCTTCCTATAAGTGGCACTACTCTTGCTGTTACGTTATCTTACTTAGCTAACTTCTGGACTATTGTTGTTCTTGATAGTGTGGATTCCTCTACTAATACTTTTATCGGACCCAATACTCCTTGTAATCCTGCTACCCCCGGTGGAGCTGGTGGAGGTGGCGGAGGTTATGAACCTGGAACTCCTGGTGGTGGAACTACTACAGTTGATGAGGTAGAACCTACCTCTGCCCCTACTGCTGCTCCTACAAGCCCGCCTACTGTTCCTCCTACTATAGCGCCTACTTCTCCTATTATTAATACTTGTAATACTTGTGATCCTAAGATTCCTGACACTATTACAGCTACCTTCTCTGGTCTTGGCGGTTCTTTTGCTGTAGCTAACGGCGTACAGGAATTAGATTGGGTTGGTGGATGTACTTGGGAAAACCTCACAGGGGTTCCTGGTTATTATATCGTTCTAACTTATAGTGTAGGTCGTTGGCGGGTAGAATTGCAAAGTGCCGTCTCAGGACCACTCTGTTCTAAGTCTTGGGTTGGTAGTGCAGCACTTTGTGATATAGATGATACTTATGCGGAAGATCTTTGTAATGATGATGATTGTAGTCCTAGTTGTGCTTTATCTGTAGGTGCTACTTGTGTTGTTTCTACTTAGGAAAAGGAAAAGGTGATGATTAGGAGATGTTGGAAAGGATTCTTTCTTAAGGAAGAAGGGGATACTACCTTCTGTAAGTTCTCTGGGAAGTATATAGATCCCGCTGAGTGTCTTACTTGTAAGAGTTCTGTGGGGTTTATTAGAACTGAGGATATTAAGGCTGATTCCTCTAAGCCTACAGTTGTCTTTGTGTGCGATAGACCCGGGTGGACCTTTGATTTAGTTTCTAATAACATTGCTAAAGCTATCTCTTCCTTTTGTACGGTTAAGATTATTTGTCAGACAGACCCTATGTTTATTCGGGATCTTCAGCAAGAAGCTGATCTCTGGTTCTTTCATAATATCCTCCCCGCTGAGACAGCTCAGAAGGATAATTATATTGTCAAGATAGCTGGGCAGAGAAGTCTTGATATGTACCTTAAGAAGGGTGGGTATGGTAGGGAAGCACTTAGGACTGTTCTTGATGGTAGGCATGTTGTAGCTCTTTCCGCGGGTTTAGCTTCTCAAGTAGAAGACCTAGCCGAGAGTGTTACTATCATCCCTAATGGTCTTGATATTGATACCTTTAAGAGAACTAGGAAAACAGAGATAGCTCCCTTTACTATAGGATTCGCTGGGAATATCACAGGAGTTAAGAAGCTAGCTTATAAGGGTTTCCCTTATGTTTCTATTATCTGTGATGAAGAGAATATAAAGCTACGTCCAGCTATCTACAACGAGAGAACTAATAAGCCTACTGTTACTTATAACGAGATGCCGAGATTTTATAATAACATCTCTTGCCTTGTTCATCCTTCTGTTGGGGAAGGGAGTAGTAACGTAATCATGGAAGCCCTAGCTTCAGGGACTCCAGTTATTACCACTAAGGTTGGGTACCACGGTGAGATGCTGAAGAGTTTTAAGAATGTTATCTTTATCAAACGTTCCCTAGAGGAGATAAGGGGAGCAGTTAAGTTCCTAGCTAATAACCCTAAGATAGCTCGAAGTATTGGTGATGCTGGTAGAAAGTTTGCGGAGAAGCATCATAACCTACATAAGCTAACCCCACTCTGGAAGAATGTTATTCTAACTGCCTTGGAGGACAACTAATGAAACTCTCAGTCCTTGTCCTCTCTTGTGAACGTGTTAGAGCTATGCAGCTTATTACTAAGAGGTTGTATGAGTTAGCTCCCTTTGAAGTTATTATTATGGATAACTCTATCCGGGAAGTAGCTAAGGAATCAGTTAGGGTTCTTGCTAATAAGTATGGCTTTAAGGTTATTCAAGAAGAGCATACTCCCTTTAATTTGTCTGGTATGCGGAACCTTGGGATAGAAGCAGCTACTGGTGATGTACTTGTTTTCCTGGACTCAGATATAGTCCCCATTAATGATGACTTCCTTGAGAAGATAGAGGAGTTTCATAAGCATAACAAGAAGCTACTTATCCACGCTAGGTATAAGGGTGGGAAAGATACAGCTAGGCTTACATATGTAGCTGAGAAGCCAACTATCTTTGATAAGCATAGGATTTATAGCATAGAGAAGGGTAGACCCTGGAGAGCATCCTCTGGTGGGAATTGCTCTATAAGAAAAGATATACTTGGTGATGTTAGATTTGATACAAGATATACTGGAGGTTGGGGTTGGGAAGATGCTGACTTTACGCGGCAACTCTGGGATAAGAATATTGATATTGTCTTTGATCCAACTATCTGTGCTAAGCATATAGAGCATCCTATTGTTAAGACAAATGCTGCTAGTAACTACGAGAAGTTTTGGGAGAAGTGGAATCCTGAGACCTTTACGAGATTCCAAGAGCTAATAGTCAGGAAGAACCTTCCTTCCCCTAGACCTGAGCTGGGGAGATACTTTAAGCATTTTGAGCAGGACTTTCACTCTGAGAAGAGAGTACTTGATATAGGCTGTGGTAAAGGACTTTTTTCGCATTATATCTCCTCTAAGTATGGGTGTGAAGTTACAGCACTTGATACGTATGCTGCTAATGGGAATAGACCAGAGGATCTTGATGTTAATGAAGAATTCAAGTCCTTCACAAAGGATGGAGTTAATATAGTAACTGGGGATATTCGAGAGTATAAGAATGACTATCCTTTTGATGTTATCTTTGCTCGGATTTCCATGCATCATATTATTCATACTACTCAGAGATTAGGTCCAGAAGCCAAGTGTTGGGAAGATCTTGTTGCTGTCTTTACTAAGATATACAAACTCCTCAAGGATAAGGGAACCTTTTATATCATCGATGTTCTCCCTGTTCCTGAGAAGAATGTGCATTACGCTAGGAATATGGCTAATGGTGTAAAGCCTGGGAGTAAACATACTCCACAAGAGTGGATGAGGGGACTCTTAGCTGCGGGGTTTGAGAACTTTGAAACCAGACATATCTGGCCTTCTAAGAGTAGGTATCCTGAGCAGAGTAAGGCTATGAGTATTAAGAATAGGATGGATAAGTTTGGGTATAAGTACATCATGCAAGTTAGAAAGGGTATTCATGTCTGAAGAGAGGTTTAGGCTTAGGGCTTTTATCAAGGAACTTGTTGAGTTTAATTATTCCGATCTCCCTGAAGGTATACGAGATATCTTCCTCTCCAGAGCATCTTGGTGGCTTACTATGGTTAAAGAGCATCCTGAGAAACTTGCTAAGGCTAAGCAAGAAGCTACTGAGGAGCTATTGTATCACATATGATATCCAGATGCCATAAAGGACTTTTCCTTAAGAAAGATTCAGAGGGTTTATTCTGTAAGCACTACGGAGTAAAGCTTCCGAATCTTACCTCTATATGTATGCTTTGTAAGGCAGGGCAGTATCCCCTTACTACTGTAAAGAAGGAGTCTGGTTGTCCAACGTGTAGACAGAGAAAGATGGATTTTGATAACTCTATTGGAGGTTTTCGCTTCTCTGTTGTAGTGGTAGCTAGAGATGAAGGACTTGAGGTAGAAAAGACAGTCCTAAATCTCTTAGCTTGCGGAGTCGATGAAGTTGTGCTCATTGACGATGCTTCTTCAGATAACTCTTGTAAGGAGTTTACCCCTCAAGTTATTCTGCACCGTAATAAGGTAGCGCTTGGTCCAGGGATCTGTAGAAACATAGGAGGTGATATAGCAAGTGGTGAGGTTATAGGATTCTTTGATGCTCATATGGAGAGTCTACAATCCCTGAGACCTTTTGCTAAGAAAGCTCTTGATTATAACGCATTCATGTGTGCTACATATAAACCTCTCTACGCTAAGAGAGACTTCACTTACTACGGTGGAAGGCTTGTATTTGAGGAACCTCATAAGGAATGTTTTAGGATTTTTGCGAATAACAAAAAGCTGGATAATCAAATCTCTGAAATCCATGCAGTAGTTGGAGCTGCTTATGCTATTAGAAAGGACACTTGGCTCTCTATAGGGAAGTGGATTCCTACACTCTCCTGGGGATATAATGAGCAAGCTATGAGTATGAAGGCTTGGTTTGCTGGTGTTCCTATGTATGTGGATTATCAGACAGAAGTTAGGCATATGAATAAGGAGAGATTTAACTGGGAGTTTGATGACCTAGCTATAAAGAGTCACGCTAATAGACTTCTTGTGAATAGAATTCTCTTTGAGGATCAGACATTTGAGGACTTCTGGGTTAGGAACTTTAAGAAGAAGCATCCCCTTAAGGTAGTTGACTACGCTCTAAAGGAGAGTGCTAGACATGGGATCTTGAAACTACGGGATGAATTCAGAAAGATAAAACAAAAGAGTGATGCAGAGTTCTTTGCATCTTGTGTTAAGAAGGGTGGGAAGTCTGTGAATATGACATTACTAGGATTAGATAATGGCAACTAAAGAGGACTTGATTCTTGAACGTGTAGGGGAAGTTAAGGAAGATGTTAAGTTGCTTTTTCATAAACTAGATGAACTACCCTGCAAGCACGTAGCTATTAAGGTAGCTAGGCTAGAGGAGAGAAGTAAGGCAAAAGATCTTAGAGTTGTAACACTCTGGGGTTTTGTGACTGGAGCTATTCTCTGGATCGCTAAGTTGGAGTTTCTTAAGTGAAATACTTTCCCTTTCTTCTGGTACTTCTGGTTTTTCTTATGGGTTGTGGTCTTTTTACTCCACGTCCTATGCAGACTGTAGAGAAGTATCTTCCTTCGCCTGCTCCTAATATAAGGGTTGTAGTTCCCAAAGCTCCCCCTACAGTAGGTAGCTTGGTAGGTGATCTTTCCTTCTCTAAAATTATCAGCGCAGGTCTTTTAGCTGTTGGTTGTCTTATCTTCCTCTTTGCAGGTTCTGATGGACCTAAGGAGTTTCGAGCTAGACTTATCCTGTATATCTTTAGTGGCCTCTGCTTAGGTGGAGTCATGTTTATTCTTTTGTTTAGGAGTTAGGAATGACTGTTCCTACTGTATCTTGGGATGAAACTGCACCCGCTGGTGGAGCTAATCTCGCTGAGGGTGATGATAGAATCCGAGAGTTAAAGACGCAGATTCGTGAAGTTGTGGATATTGACCATAAGTTTGACTCTTCCGGTCAAGATGCAGACATGGGTAAGCATACGCAGATTACTATGCTACTCTCTGGTGCTGATCCTACCGCTGTAGCGGGGGAGATGTTTCTATATCAGAAGCTAACTGGTGGGATTAACGAGTTCTTTATCCGGGATGATGTGGGGAATATTATCCAAGTAACAGATGGAGGTGTTCTCAATGCGGTTAATCTTACAGGGAATGAAACTGTTGCTGGCGAGAAGACCTTTTCTGCTGACGCTACCTTCTCTGCTGATGTAGCTATTGGAGTTGATCTCTCTGTTGCTGGAGATACTGAGCTTACAGGGACTCTTGATGTTACAGGTGCTATTACTCTAGATGGAGCAGTTACGCTTTCCTCTACCTTTGATGGTGGAGCTACTAAGCTGACTAATATCCTTGATGGAGTAGCTAATACTGATGCTGCTACTGTTCTACAAGTTGCAGCTAGAATGCAGCATGATATAGGAACTTATCTTGGTACTGGAGTAGCTCAGAGTATTACGGGAGTTGGGTTCCAGCCTTCTATTGTTATTGTATACTCTCAGTCTACGGGTGGTGTTGTTCCTATGATTAAGACCTCCTCTGATCCTGGAGTTTACTCTAAGAGCTTTAATGGCTTCTGGGTTACAGATCATATCAAGGCACTAGATGCTGACGGCTTTTCTGTGGGTACAGATGGTGAAGTGAATGGTAATGGTATTACTTACACTTATATTGCATTGGCGTAATTATGCCTGAGAAAAGAGAATACACAGGGATTTTCGCTCCTGCTGCTGGACTTAACTTTCATATTCCTTCTACTATGATTAGTAACGAGGAAACTCCTTCTTGTGATAATGTTATCCTAGATAGGAATGTGGTTAAGAAGGGGAGAGGAGCTAAGGTTCTCGGAGATACGGCGAATACTCCATTAGCTTCTGCTGTTATGGCTATGAACTCCTCTAATGATAAGCTTATTATCCATACTCTGGATACTACTTATTCTTATGTAAGTGGTTCTACTTTTACAGATATAAGTGATGCTCCTTTCACAGGTACGGATACTAACTTTTACTCAGCTCAAGTTATGGAAGGTGAGTATATCTTCACTAATGGGGTTGATGCTGCTAGGACTTGGGACTTTGTTGCCGCTAATGTTAGTGTCCTTGGAGGTTTGCTTAATAAGCGTCCTAAGGTTCTCCTTGTGTTCGGTGAGAGGATGTGTTATTATAATTATGTAGAGGGTGGTAATACATTCCCAACTACTAATCTCTTCTCCATTATTGGTGATCCTGCTGACATAACAGGACCAGGAAGTGGTGAGGATGATCTAGCTAACATAATGGCCGGTGATGATGAGATTCTCAATGCAAAGAAACTTGGTGGATATGTAATTATCTATGGCGGAAAATCTATTGTCATTCAAGAATATCGTGGGGATGTTAATAATCCTTTTTCTTATACTCTTAGAATACCTGATAAGGGGTTAGCTGCTCCTAGGGCTCTTATTAATATAGACGGTAGAAAGCATATTTTCCTGGGTTTGGATGATATTTATGTTTATACGGGTGGGAGTGAGTTAGGTAACTTAGGCCCGAAAGTCAGGGATGAACTCTTTGACACAATGAACCCAGAGAATATCTCTAAGAGTTTCATGGAGTATACTCCTAGGGAGAAGAAGTTTAGATTATACTATCCTAAGAATGACTCTACTACTCCTAACGCTTATATAGAATATTACCTAGATGAAGAGAAGTGGAGTAAGGGAACTGGTGAGTTCACAGCGGTTGGCTCTTACATCCGTCCCTCGGACTTAACTTGGAATACCGCGGAAGGAACTTGGGATGATAACCTAGGTACTTGGGATTCCATTGGGAATCTATCTCAAGCTGAGATTAATATCCTAGGTGATGAAAATGGAACTATCTACACTTCCGAGGATTCCCTCAATCAAAAGGGTTCAGCTTATGATGCTAATTGGCAAACTAAAGACTTCACCACTGGACCCGGATATAGGAGAACACTTACTCATTGGTTGGAGGTATACTTTGAAGCCAGAGGATCTTCTGTTACTATCTCTACCTCAGTTGATGAAGGAGTCTCTTGGGAAGAACACTCCACCGTCACCCTCACAAGTGGATGGGAGAAGTATAGATTAGATATGTTTATAAATGCAGATCAACTTAGACTTAGGTTTAGGAATAACACAATTGGGCAGACCTTTGAGCTAAGGCAACTAGAACTTGGATACAGGAGAGCATCTGATCGTGGCAATTAATACAGCTAGTAGAGATCCGATTGATCCTATTCTTCCGAAGTTAGAGAAGAGAAGGGATGTTATAGAGTGGGCTGATGATCTTAACTTTAACCTAGTTGAGATCCTTAGGAAGGTATCTTATGATATCCTGAATGGCGCTTCTCAGTTTCAAGTATCCTCTACTATTCCTACTGTAGATGATATAGAAGAGGGTGGAGTTGTCTTTTATGATGATGGTGCAGCTACGCAAAGGATGTATACGAAACTAAATGGCTCCCTTAGATATGTAACTCTTTCTTAGGAGAAAGTGATGGGATTGTTTGATAGTGTTATTAAGAATACTTCTAGGGCACTTGATCCGGCTGGATTGCTGAGTGGTACTCTTGGGAGTGGTTCTCCTGGAAGTGTAACTACAAGAGCTTCTGGTACAGCAGGCCAACAAGCTGTTTCTCAAGAGCTAGCTGACTTCCTAAGGGAAAGAATCGGTCAGGGACTTCCGGGATATGAAGGTCAGCAGATTGCCCCTCTCACTGATCTTCAACAGGCGGGAATTCAGGGAGTCTCTGACTTTGCTTCCTCTGATAACTTTGCAACACAAGGTGTGGAGGATCTCTTTGGTTCTCTTACAGATGAACAAGCTAGAGCTGATTTTGAGGAGTTTACTCGTCCTCTTATTGGCTCCCTACGGGCTGATACTGATGCCTTCCTTAAGGAGCAAGGTCTTGCTAATGTAGGTACTAGAGCCTCAGAGGGAGTTGATAGGCTTAGAGGGCAGGGACAGTTTGCCCTTGATAATATGGCCCTTCAAGCTCAGCAACAAGCTATACAAGCTAATAGACAACTTAGAGCTGGCTTAGCTCCTACTGCCATGCAAGCAGCACAAGCTCCCCTCACAGCAGCACAAGCACAACTCCAAGCTGGAGCCTTGCAGCAACAGCAAAGGCAAGCTGAGTTGACTTCTCAGTTCCAGGAATTCCAGAGGACAACTCCTGAGCTTAACCCCCTTATCAACCAAGCATTAGCTTTCCTTGGACTTAATCAAACTGATACAATCGTCCAGCAGCCCCAGCAGAGTGGACTTGCTGGATTCCTCCAGGGTGTAGCTCCTGGTGTTGGGCTTGGTTTAGGTCAAGGACTCTTTGGCGGAAGTTCTACAGTAGCTTCTCAACTTCCAGTAGCCCCAAGACAATTCTAGGAGAATATAATGGCTGTTATTAATCTACAACCTGAACCTACTGTTGGCTCTCAGATAGGCTCTGCTCTTGGTGCGGGACTTCAAGGCTTCGCTGCTGGGAAGCAAAGAGCTAAGCAGAATAAACTTCAACAGGATCAGTTTGATCTCTTGAGGAAGAATACCGAAGATCAGATTAAGACTAGAGAGCAAGAAAGAAAGATTCAACTTGAGAGGAATACTCTTAACATTATAAAGATCATGGCAGATAATGCTAATGGTCAACGTCCTGGTATGGATTTCTTTAATGATGCTGTTAAGAGTGTTTCATTCTTTAAGCGTCGTGAGGATGCTGCTCTTTACTTTGAGAATGCTCAGAAGCTAAAGGCGCAGGAAGCTGATAATAAAGTCCTTATGGCTCAAAGACTTGCTGAAGCTACAGCTAAAGGTAGAGCTAGTGGGACTCCTAAGACGAAAGAGGAAACTACTGAAGGAATTTCCCCACTTAATCTTAGTAGACTCTTGACAGCTAGAGCTAAGGCTGCTGAACGTAAGGATGAAGTTGGGCAAGATATTAGTTTTGCTGAAGGTGTGGCTAATGTTTTTCTTCCTGAATCCCTAGAGTTTCGTGGTCCAAGATCTAAAGCCAGCTCTAAAGAAGAAGCTGCTATTGGTAAGCTAATCGCTAAGGGCTTGGCTAAACCTAATGCTGGGGAAGTTCGCGGACCTCTTAGACCTAAGGCTCTTACTGCTGAGGAAGTTAAAGCTCTTAATCTTGATATTCCTAAAATTAATAGGGAAAGACTTAACGTTGGAACACCTCAGAGAATCTCTGGCTTAACTCAAACTCCCAAGAAAACCACTAAGTCTCTTATCTCTTTCAAAGACCCTAGGACTAATAAGTGGCGAAAAGCTAACGTAACTCCTGAGCAACTTAAGAGACTTCAAGCTGAAGGTATTGAAGTAAGGAATAATTAATGTCCATTCTCGATGAACTAGAGATTGTCGAAGAACCTTCTAAGAAAACTTCTGTCCTGGATGAATTGGAGATTGTTGAGACTCCTGAAGTTCCTAAGGCTGCTCTTGTAGAAGGAGAGAGTATAGTTATCCAAGAGGATGATCCTACTCTTTTAACTCCAGAAGTAGAAACATTCCAAGAACCCCTCCCCAAGGATGATACATTTGATCCTCCAGAGGGGAGGTTTGGGAATAGAAATCCTAGAGAACTAGAACCCATCTTCAACTATGAAAGTGCTAGGGAACTCTCTGGCTTTAGGGGTTTCTCTGATGTAACTCTAGCTGAAGGTGGGCAAGCAGCTCAGGATCTTTGGATTGGTGCTGCTACTCTGCTAAATCTAGCTGGCTTTAAGATTCCTGGAGCTATCTTAGGTGAGCTTGGGTATAAGATTCCAGAACCTACTACTACTCAAGGACAACTTATCAAGGGTGCAGCAGGAGCTGTTGGTACAGCTATTGGTCCTTTTGCTGCTGCTTCTAAGATAACTTCTGCTATCCCTAAAGCTATTCCTGTGCTTACTAATGTTCCAGCAGGAAGTAGACTTGGCGCAGCTATTACGAATACCGCTAGCCATGCACTTAACTTCGCTATTGCAGATGCTATTGGTAGCGTAAATGCTGGACTTGCTGAGAGAACTCAAGGCTTTTATGAAGGTGCTAAGTCAGGTGGTATTCTCTCACTTAATCAATTCGTCCCAACTAAGGTAGCTAGAGGTGTAGCTACTTCCCTTGGAATGGGTGGTTATGCTTGGGCACAAGGTGCTTCTCCTGAGGAGATAGCTTTTAATGGTGCTTTTGGTTGGCTTATTGGGAGTGGTTCTCCCTCTGCTACTGATACTTTTATAAAGGCTAGGATAGCTAAGTCTGGTCTTCTTGAAGGTCTGGGTGGTAGAGATGGAATTGAATTACTTTCTCAAGCTGATGATATTCTAAAGACTATTAACAGCAGGAAGCTAAAGAGTGGCATGACTGCTGATGATGCTTGGGTAGTTATGGGAGGGACTAACCAGAAGGTGCAGAATAACATTAACTTCGAAGCTTATAAAGCTACTCCTGTAACTCCTAAAGCTATTAAGGCAGCTGGTTCTCTTAAGGCTCTTAAAACTAAGGCGTTGAAGAAGTGGAGACTTGAAAAGCTAGACTCCATGACCGAGGTGGTTAAGAATTTTATTCGCTCTCCTCTTTTTGAGGTTTCTGAGGATCTTTCTGTAATTTCTGTAAGGGATCTCTTCAAGCCTAAGTTGAATACTACTGGGCTCTCAAGGAAAGTTAATACTAAGCTTATCAGACAGACTCTAGAGAAGCTCCCTAATGCTCAGCTTAAGAAACTTGAGCTAGCTATTGCTGAGACTTATGCTGCTCCTGCTCCGCAAGTTTTTCCCCTTAGCACGGAAAGAAATCCTAGACTCCTTAATCCAGGCTCTGTAGGTAAGAAGATGGTTAGAGCTACTATGGATGCTTGGGGTAATACTTTTGGTACTGGTCTAGCTTCTCTAGAAAGGGGACGTTTTGGGGAATTATTCCTAGATGAAGGTTCTCTTACTACTAACTTCTTTAGGAGTAGTACACAAGCTAGAGTAGAGCAATATCTACGCTATGAGTATCTCAGGAGAATCAAGCAGGTTATTGGTTCAGGTGAAGGTATCGCTAGGGATGGTGCTTACTACATGGATGGTACTACTAGAGTGGAGTCTATCCCAGGGAGTACTATTCAAAAGAAGTTCTCTAGGAAAAAGCTAAACAACATGGTACATAGTTTCCGTGATAAGGTAGCTATGTCTGAGCCTGAGTATAGGGCTTTAGCTTTACAGGTAACTGGTAAGGATTCTGCTAAGGATATGACCACTGCTGAGCTTGGTAAGTTTGCAGTTGAGTTGGGTAGAGTTGGTGGACTTGATGCTCCTGTTGGACTTACTAGGAATGTTAAGCGGGTTGATGATGCAGTTATTCTTCAGAAGTATGGTAGAGAAAAGCTTGATGCCCTTAAGCAACTAAGGAAGTATTATGACATTGAGCTAGATAGAATCAACGCAGTTAACAAGCATATCGGACAACCTCAAATTCCTAGACGTCAAGATTACTTCACTCATACAATGGAGGTTTTGAAGAAGAATCCCCTTACTGAGCCTATTCTAGCTGAGTCTGTGAAGAGAAATCCTGTTAGGGACTTCCCTTATGGTAAACCCAGAACTGGACAGAGTGGTTGGATTCCTAATCTCTGGGCAGGCGTAGAGTCCTATATGGTCGCTGCTACTACCTATGGGAATAATAGCTCCATCATAAGTGCTGAGAGACAACTCGCTTTCCTTAAGAAGATGCAGAACTACAGAGCTGCCCTTGCTAAGAAGGGTAAGACTCTTCCTGAACCTTATGCTCAGTATCAGGATTGGGACTTACATAGCATGCAGAATACTCTTAGTACTTATCTTAGGACTTATACTAACACAAAGGGAAAAGCTAATACCCTAGGTATGCAGTTCCTTGATGGTTTTAATGGTGCTGTGAAGAAAGCTGTAGAGAGAATCCCCGGAATCAAGAATAAGCCTGAGGTAGCTAAGAGATTCCAGATTGAGAATCATCAGCAACTAGTGAATAGCTTTATCTCTGTGCACCACGCTGCTATGCTAGGTCTTAGGGCTGATGTAGCTATAAGGAATGCAGCTCAGCCTATTCTTACTATGCTATACACAAGCCCTAGGGATCTTATCAAAGCTATCGCTACTAGCAAGACAAAAGCGGGTAGAGCTAGACAAGCTAAGAATGAAGTTCTCTTCGGGAGAGAAAGCACCTATGCTGAAATTGCCGCTGAGAATACTAGTCCTATGGCGGGAGAGTTACTTAATAAGTCTCTCTTCTTACATAGGGGTGCTGATAAGCATAATGTGCAGGTTTCTTTTGAAGCTGGTTATCAATGGGCTAAGAGAACAAAGGGACTTGGTGAAGCTGATGCTCTTAAGTGGGCTAATAGGATAGCTGCTAAGACGCAGTTTATCTACGGACAAAGTAATCGCGGACCTCTTTCAGATTTCTTTGGAACTTCTAGATCACTTGGTAGAGTAGCTTCTATCTACACTAGCTGGCCTAGGAACTTTGCAGAAGCTATGATTACTTCTGCACAAATGGATGGAGGGAAGAAGCTTGGAAAGTATATGGTAGCTGCTACTCTAGCTGGTTATGCTGGGAAATACTATGGAGTAAACGTAGACGCTTATACAGGCATGGAAGCACTTGAAAGTCTCCCAGGAATAACTACATTCCAAGAGCCTGTTGTCCTCACTTCCCCTATCCCTATACCCCTAGCTGCAAAAGAACTCAAGCAACTCTTAGATGGTGATAAAGAACTAGCAGATCTTTTCTTTTACTTGGATAAGGACAAACTGAAATGAAGATCCTCCTACTAAGCGAAGAAGGCGAGCTTCTCTCCCTTGGTATGCGTCTTAAGAAACACGACGTAGCGATGTATATTGATAACTCTCTCTTCTCCCTCAGGGGTAAGGGGATTCTTCCTATTGAGAGTTCTCCAGATGTTACCCTCTCATATAAGAGGAAGAGATACTCTAGATACTTAGCGGATCTCCTACATAAATATACTCCTGAGTTAGTTATCCTAGAGAAAGCCTTTGGCTACCTAGAGAAGCAGATAAAGAAGGCAGGTATCCAAACTTGGGGAGCTAATGAATGGAGTATGCTACTCAATGGTAATGCTGAGTATAGAGAAGAGATAAAGAAGCTACTCCCCCTAGAGGACTTTAATGGGGATGCTTATGGCTTTCTTTGGAATGGAGAGCCTTCCCTTCTGCATACTATAGAGCTAACTCCCGGTTTCATGCCAGGGAATGTCGGCCCTCAAGTCATAAGCTCCGTAAAAGTAGACATAAAAAAAGAGCATGGAGAAGAAAAACTCTCCATGCTCTATGCGCTACTACGGAAGAATGATTATAAGGGATTTGTGTATGTTAATAAGCGGGATCTTTTTCTTGGGTATGATTACTCTTTGGCTTCTTCGCTAACTGAGAAAGTAGTAGACCCAATTCATATGCTACTACCCCAAAACGGTAGCCAGCTTCTGCATCATACTGGTACAGCCAAGTCTTTATTGCTTTCGCTATCTCCTTACCCGTCGGGTCTTTTCTCTCCTTCTCTTCTTCCTGTTGAACTTTCTCCTGAGATGTTGAAGCATCTTTCTCTTCTAGATATTGCTCAAGATCAAGGAGCTTTTCATTTAGGCGTGACAAATGGCCTGCTTGGTTATATAACAACGTATGGATCTTACGGAGAATTGAGTCGCCGTCTCCAGAGAACTGCAAAGAATCTGTTAACTCTTGTAGCATCTTTGCAATATCGAATAGATATTTAATAAGTACTATAGTGCATAAGCCTATAAGTAGTGCAAGGATATTCATCCTCTCCTCCTATTTCTATACGCCTTAAGAACAGGAATAGTCTCCGCAGGATACTCTCCATCCTTCTCCGTAAAAGCATCCTCCATCTTATGAAAGTCCTTACCCCTTTCCTTTATCCAACACTTCAGACAGTAAAAGGGATGCCCAAGTCCACCACATCCTCCAGCACAAGGGGCATACTTTGGTTCTTCTTTCATTCCACATTCTCCCCATAAGGATCTTTCCTAGAT